TATATAAAAAATAATTTAAATACACTTATAGGAAATATATTATCCTCAATAGAAAAAGTATGTTTTAAAACTGATATTATTCCACAGCTTATAAAATTGAAAAAGAGTATTCAAGAATTTCAAAAGAAAGAATCTACACAAGAAGATAAAGATGTGGAGTCTTTTATACAAGATATAATACAACGACAAGGTTCTATCTATGAGAGAAATATTGTTACGCAAATAATTCAATCTTTAATTACTAATGCAAAAAAAGAGGAAAAGAAAGAGATCGTTTTAGTAATAGATGATTTAGATCGAATAGATCCAGAACATATTTTTAGAATACTTAATATTCTTTCTGTACATGATGATTTCTGTTGCACTAAGGAACATAAATTTAAAATAGATAAGACTATTCTTGTATGCGATGTTGAAAATATTAGGAGAATATTCCATGCTAAATATGGATCAGATGTAGATTTTTCTGGATATATTGATAAGTTTTATAGTAAGGAAGTTTTTCATTTTCATAATGAGGACGAAATACAAAAGTGTATCGCAGATCAAATTTTGAAGATAAAAAGTAAAACTAGTGATTTTCAGAGTGATAGGTATACATATAAAGGTTTAGAGTTTATATTGCAATATCTAATTAAATATGGATATGTAAATGTTCGTACTCTTGAAAGATTTATATTTGATTATAGTATGGAGGATAAAACCGTAAGATTTAATGATATGGTCTTGACTGTAGTTAATTCACCAGCATTGATTATATTTGAATTTCTAAAACGAGTTCTAGGTTCTTCGGAAGATTTGCTATCTACACTATTAAGTATTTCCTCTAATAAAATTTATGTAAATTGTAATCATGTAGATATTCTAGAACTATTTATAATATTGGCAGATCTACCTAATAATCTTTTAAGAGATGATAAACAGAAAAATAGTTATAAGGGTGTAAGCTATATGATAGGTGCGTATAAGAAAAATTTAATAGCGAATATAGATTACGGAACACTGAGTGATTGTAAAGTAGATTGTTTTGGTTTGTTATATGATGCATATCTAAATTATAAAAAACATTTTGTGTTGTAGTGTAATTGAAATTGTTTTATTATGAAATATTCTATGATTCTCTTATTCGCTACAAAAGAGGTAGAGGAGGAAATCTTAAACTGAGTATAAATGAAATATCGGGGATTGATATGGCCTAGCTATCAATCCCCGGCATTTAAAACAGCAACCTCCCTTCCTTCTTATCCATCACCGCATTGAAAACACTTTTATAGGTCTCATACAACTCCTTCCGGCTTTCCTGCCCCGGCCAATCGGCAAAAGATTCTCCTGCAAAAAATTTCCAAGCGAAGATCCGTTTGGCTTTTTCGGACAACCCTAACAGGTCGACCATATCCCGGATATCCTGCATCCGTTCCCGGATATACTCGGTACGGTCAATACTATCATCGGGCTCATCAATAATGTTCAGTCTTCGCCAATCCACATTCTCATCTACCGGGATAGGCTTGTATTTATGCCGGTAGGGAGACGTATCCGAGGTAACGTTCAGCTTTATCATTTGCAGGATATACCAGTCAAGTTCGGTATATTTACCTTGCTTGGCTTCCATAAGCCGGGAGAGGTGTTCCAGAGGCTTTTGAAGTAGCATACACATTACCTCGTTCAATACGTCAATAGCTTCACTACTCATTCCGGCAAGTGAGCAGTGATACTTAGCGTAATCCAGCCACCTGTCGTAACGTTTCTTAATATATTTATTCAATGCCTCACTTGCCATAGTTGTCTTTATTTGATATATTTGTTGCATGCTGTAATGGGGTGGCGCTGTGAGGCGCTGCCTTTTTATTTATTCTCTTTGTTAGTCTTTATCTCTCGCTATAAAAATGTTATCTTTAGCCTTCTTTTTTATTCTTAGCCCAATCGATAATGTATTCAATACCTGCGTTGAATCCTTTGCTGTAACCATCTTTATATTCATGATTTGATATTCCATGATAGTAAGCAGAGCCGAAGCACAAGGCGAAACCAATGGCTATCAATACCATTCCTGTTCCAAAGTATGGATAAGCTAGGGATATATGGAATGGCTTGAACTGAATCGATATTCCAGACGTGAGAATGAATATTAGCGAGATCATTCCGATTATTAACAATGATATTTTAAGCATCTGAACCTCCTTTGTTTACATTGTGCGACATATTCTTTAATCTTGTTTGACTTTTATAATCCTTACATCCATAAGCGGCGAGATTAATGGCGTGCGTACCTATTCCTTGTCCGGAGAAGCATGGATAACGGATACATCTTACGCATTTCTTTCGTGGATATTTATTAGCGTCCTCCCGTTCTTTCAAGCGGTTGATCCCTATGTATTCCTCTGCCATGATTATTCCTCCTCCTCGGTCTCGTCGAATATCCGGGCCATCATATCGACGATGTTTGTTTGTATATTGTCCTCCGCTCCAAGCACGGCGTTGCTTATATGCTTTTTCTCCTCGATGATCCTGTAGAGTTTCTGGTCGATGGTCTTGCGGCCAAGCAGGTAATAGCAATTCACGGAGTCCTTTTGGCCGATACGATGCGCCCGGCTCTCGGCTTGGTCGCAATCTGCGTATGTCCACGGTAGCTCGATAAAAGCGACATTGCTTGACGCTGTCAACGTGATACCCGCCGCAGCAGCCTTGATGGAGCAGATGATGACGTCCGTTTTGGGATTCCGTTGGAAAGCGTCTATGGCCGCTTGCTTTTGTTGCATATCTTGCCGTCCGGTGACACACACCGCCGAGGGAAACGCCTGTAGGAGCCGGTCTACGATCTCATGCAGGTTGCAGAAGAGGATGATCTTCTTTCCGTTCTCCCGAAAATCCTTCACGAAATCGATCACCTCTCTCAACTTACCCCGGGCCGTTATGTCCTTCAATATGCCGATTCGTACCATGACCTCGCCTTTCAGCGATTTTTGTACCTTCTATCGTCGGCCTCCTTATATCGTCTCAGATAATCCACCAAGTCACGCTCGGCGTCTTGGTATTCCTTGCGGTTGGTGATCTCGCAGGTCACAATCTGCCGTACCTTGTCGGGTAATTGAGTCAGTACCTTGGATTTTTCCCTCCGGAAGAAACAATGCTTCCAGAGCATGAAATTGAGCTCTTTCAAGTTCGAGGCCCCGTGCGGCCCAGAGCAATAGCGGCTCGTGAAATATTTCCAGCCTCCGAGATCATTCATCCGGTCCATGATAGCGAGTTGGCATATAAGGTCGTTGGGCTTGTTTACGACAGGGGTACCGGTCAACAGGATGATCCACTCTTTCCCGGCGGTGATACCTTTGCAAAACTTGCTTTGTTGGGTAGCCGTTGATTTTACCTTATGGGATTCGTCAATGATCACGCTCTTGAACAACTTGATCGTATTATGGAACTCTACGTCTTTCAGCGTCCATTTCTCCGATTTGTTGATTCGGCGTACGAAATACTTCCGTAGGCTCTCGTAGTTCACGATGAACACATGATTCATGCCCGTTTGCCAGAAGAATGGCCATGAGGTCCGTACCGAATCGGTCAATACCATGGCTTTCTTGTCCGTGAACTTGTGCCATTCACGTTGCCAGTTGATCTTGACCGTATTGGGGCAGATTACGAGACAGGGGAAAGCATCAGCTTTGTTGATGGTAGCGATGCTCTCTAATGTCTTGCCGAGGCCCATGTCGTCCCCATTGATAAACCGTTTTAGTTGTAAGCCTCGTGCGATCCCTTGCAGTTGATAGGGGTAAGGTTGTATCTTTAGGCCATGATCCTCGTCCAACTCGGGCATGTCCGGTATTTGATAGGCTATGTCCTCGTCGGTCTTAGACTCGTTCCCTCCCCAGTTGACGGGTTCGAAGTGCCTCACGTAATAGGTGAGCTGGTCTAGTTCCGCCTTGCACTTATTGTTGGCCGGGATCATCCACGCTCCGGTAGACTTGTCCCACCAGCGGACGCTGACGGCTGTCTTTAGCTTGTCAACGACCTGCTGGCGGTACCTGTCAAACCTTACCGCGTAGCATTGTCCCTTTTCCGTGTTTTGTAAAGTGATTTGCATAACGGTTGTTTTTATTATTGGTTAGGCGAACTCGTCGAAGGCTTTCACCTCCTCGGCGATCTCCTTGATCTGCTCTTTTTTCTTCCGTCCCCGTTTCTTAGGCTTCTCTTCCTTCTCGCCCGTGATATCCGATTCCTCCGGGGTATCGAAATCGAAGGATTCTTGCTTGATGCCATATTTACCTTCGAACAGATAAGCGTCCACCTCGTAGCTACATCTACCGATGGCCTCTTTCAACTCGGCTCCGTAAAGGTACCCGTCGCCAGACTCGTCCTCGTATTTGGTGAATGGGACGGAGAGGTTAAGGATCTGCCCGCTCTTCAGGAGTTTTTGCGCTTGGATTGATACGCCGGCTGATTCATCATTACCGCCTTTGCTGTATCCGGTGACGATGATATTCTTTAGCTTCTCGTTCAAGTCATCGTCGGAGGGATTGGCGACATTGACCAATGTAGCCTCGTGCATCTCACAGATTTTCACTACGTGTGGCTTAAGTCGGTTCAACGCGTACAGTAGATCGGGGTGGATAAACTGCTCCGATTCCTTTAGGATGTTGTTCTTGTAGTTCGCTTCCACGAACTTTTCCGTATACTCCGCCGTGAGCTGGTTGTTCTTGATCTTCACTTTCTGGATCTCGTACACGGGTTGCTCTTTTACTAATTCTTCCATGCTCTTTTAAAATTTAGGATTGTTATAACTCTGAGGCGCTAAGGCCATTTCAGTTTTCGCCTTGCTAATTATCGTGCGACACCATTCCAATTGGTGGGTCGCAGTCCGGTTCAATCTATCACACCAGTCGACTAGGTATTGCTCATCCTTGCACAGGCTGTCGATGATAGCGTTTACGGCCTTTGAGGTCGCTCCGGCCCGTGAAGCGGTTTCCCGTAATGTGTCGAATACTTCCGATTTCTTTTTCACGTTCAGGTGATATTTTGCGTCCGCTAACAGCTTCCCGGTTCGGGCGATATAGACGGCAAGGTCGTTTCCACGTAGGACAGCTTCTTGTACGTCTTCGCTCATTGTGATATTCAGGAAGGCATCTATGGCGGCCAGTTCCTTGGATATCTTGTCTGTCGGTGTGATATTGAGATTCATGATTTTTATTTTAAGATATAATCGTTGCCACAGTTGCCGCAATGATATACGTTGAATGTATTTCCCGTATGCGTCTGTAATTTCTTTACGAGTACGGAAGCTCCGCATATAGGGCATTTCTTTGCCAGCCTGCACTTTAGCCAGTCGATTAGGATTAAAACTAGACTCTTCATACTATTAGCTTATTAGCATCCACCACCGGAAGGCTAGTTCCTCGTATTTCTCTTTCCCTTTCCGGTAGCTCGGATCGTTCCGTCTGATGAAAGCCTTGAACACTTTTTGGTTCTTCTTGGAGATACCATAGATGAAATCTTGACGGCTTCCGGCGATATCCATATACCAGGCACGGGAACGATCCCAATCAAAAAAATCAATCGCCTCGTCAAACTGTTTCTGGGAACTGGCGAAGGTAGTTTTCAAGTCTCCGCCGAATCCGAATGTGGGAAGCCACCAGTCCCATTTGCAACGAGTGTCGAGCGTATATTCAAAGTTGCCGTATTGGAAACGTTGCCCCTTGTTTACCATGAACCGTTGCGTCTCCGCTTTAGCAAGCACTTGCGCCAATAAGGGATCGTGTCGGGCTTCCATACGGAGTGACTTGATCATGGCTTGTGCCAGTTCCCAATCTTCCCCGGAATACAATACGTCATCTACCGTATGTTTGTCATATCTTACCCGTTCGGGTTCTGTCAGCATCGCATCCACCAGACTCCCGAACTTGAACGCCTTCTCCTTATCCCCGTATTGCGTACGGGGATAGAGGAGGTTCTTTAGTTCTGTCAGGTCTGAGTTGCTGACCTCAGACCGTAGGTAATACGTATCTTGCATCTTCTTCCTTGAGTTTTAAGTATTCAATGACTGCGAAGTCAAATTCAAAATCGTAAGTGTTATCCATCAGCCACCGGAACCATTTGCGGCCCTCTTCCGTATCGAGGATCTTTTTTAGGTTACTCGGTGTACGCCTGTATTTCCCGAAGTTTATCCATGAGGACAGATATAGCTTTCTCATATCACTTGGCCGTTATATCATCGACATATTTCACGAATGCGGATTGGATTCGCTCACCGTCCTTATTGGCTGTTTTCTCGCAATAGGAGATCATCTTCTTATGGATCTTCTCAAGATCCTCCATGCTCATATTGATACCCTCACGCATGAACCACATCTGGTATACCTGCATGAATCCTTGTGGATTGGTGACTTGGATCTTTTTCTTTATCTTCGCCTTGGTAGGGGTAGGAGACATACTGGCGGCACTGAAATCGAAGGCCGCCTGTACTTCCGCGGTGGCTTTCTCTGCCTCCGCCTTGGCTCTCGCTTCCTCTTCCTTGCGCTTGCGTTCCAGTTCGGCCTTTTGACGTTCTTCCGCCTCTTTCCGTTTGCGCTCCTCCTCCAGCCGTGCCGCCTCGATTGCGTTGGTCTTGCGAATTTCCTCTTGCTCCTCCAGTTGTTTCCGGAGGGATGGGAGGCGGTCGACCAAGGATTGTTTCAGTCCCTCGATCTCGAAAGCGTATCGATCGGAATATTCTTTTTTCTTTAGGATGGCTATCTCGTTCTTGATCGCTTTGCGGGTCTCACCGTCCATATAGAATGTCTGTTTGTTATCCACGACGTTTTTCACGAAATCCGTCCATGAGAAACCGGTGCTTGTTTGCGTGATCTGCCGGCATACGTCCCCATACGTGGCTAGGGAGGCACGATTGAAAATCCCGTTCAAGGCGTTGATATGCTTCTCGACGTAGGCGGCGTACGTGGTATCAAGCAAGACCGTTATGTCGGCCCGGTATTGGGCTTTCTCGTTCTCCGCCAACTGTTTTTGCCGGGCCTCTTCCTCACGGCGTTTTTGCTCTTCCAGCTTCTTGGCGGCGTATTTGTTACGCTCCATCTGTAGCAGATAAGGGATGGTTCCCTTGGATTTGGCGTCTATGGAACCCTCTAGTGTCGTGAAACGTTTGGATATGGCCGTTAGCATTTGGGTTAACGGCTTCCGGCGGTTGTTCATGTTCTCTACGGTCTTCTTTGACTTCGCAAGGTATTCTTGTACCGCAGTGTCGATCTCGTCCGTGCCGATACCTCCATTTCCCTCAATCGTGTCCAAGAGGGTTTTCCCTGCGTTCGTGCAAGCTGAGACCGACGCCTCATTGCGGGCGAGAATATCCGGGGCTGTCTGTAAGATGCTAATGACCTCGTTAGCCTTGAAAGGTAAATTGTTATTCTGTGTATCCATGTCGATAAAATTTTGAATGTTGATATTGAACTCTTAAAATCCGGCTTCTTCATCTTCTTGTGATATTTGGGCTGTTATACCAGATACGGGTATCGGTTCCGCTTGCGGTTGCTCTCCGAATCCTTGTAAAGGATTTTCCGATTGGGGCTGGAGGGCTTGCGGTTGCTGTCCGGCTTGATTGGGCTGGATAACGGTTGTTTCTTCCAGTCCGTAGTCGATCTCTTGCGGTTCCTCCTGTGTCTCGAATGAGGAGAACTGTCCCGTGCGTACCTTGGGATATCCGTCGAAAGCGTGCTTGATAAGCTTGCTTTCCAAGAATCCCGGATCAATACCTCCTTCGCTAGAGGTATAAAGGGCATTGGCCTTCCCTTCTTTCTGCCGGGTTTGCGGGTTCCATTTCTGGTTGTTCTTAAAGCTGTACACTTCCAATCGCTTGATATCGCCTTCCATCATCCAGTGCCAGTCCACGGTACCGTCGGAGCGTACGATACGTAAGAAACCACCTATCACCTTGTTGGACTTTCGGGGGCATGCCGCTTGGTAGGTCACGGTCTTTACGCCGTCGATCAACCCGGGGGAGAAGGTATCGCCCTCATAGCAAACCACGGGATTATCCACGTAACGGACTTGTCCGGCACGTTGCCGCATGACTAACTCGCCATATCCGGTGATGGAGAGATAAGCACGTAGTTCGTAGATATCGCTACCGTTGTTATCCTTATAGCCGGTCTTCGTGCTACGGGGAAGAATATAACAGTGCGGTCGTCCTGTCGGGTCAAGTGACAGGCCGTTGACCGCTATGTCCAAAAAGCATCCATAGAGGGATAACGGTGTGCATTTTTGCAGTTCCGGCTTGTCTTGTAAGATCTTCCGGAAGTTGAATTTCTCTTTCTCGTAGATTTGCGCTCCTTGGGCGGTACCCCAGATTGCGTTATACATTTGGATGAACTTTTGTTCTACCCTGTTATCTTCCGCTATCATGAGCGGGTCTAGCTGATTCAACTCAGCTACTTTGATCTGAATTAGATTCGACATGATGTTATGTTTTTAAATATTAGTTACCAATGTTTAGCTATCATGTAAGCCATTGCCGCACATCCGGACGTCGTGATGATATGCAGGAAATGTCCTAGGCAAATAGCCACGATTCCAAGTATGGCGAGCGTTCCGAAAAGGATGTAAAATCCCCACCTCACCGCTTGGGCGAGTTTCCAGTAATCTGTTTTCATACGTCAATGATTTATTAGCAATGCGGTTTACCGTCCGTGAAATAGCGAGTTGGATGGGTATCGTAAACTTCCTTTTGCAACGCCTTGCCAAGGTGCCTTGCTATGTTAATGATTCATTTAATAGTCGTATGGATTCAGGGCGCACTTATACAGGTTTTCCAGCCTGTACTCGATTTTGCCCGGTCGCTTGTAACGTTGTAGCCTACCTTCCGAGACCCATTTTTCCACGTTCTGCCTCCCGAAACGGAGGTGCGCTTCCTTTTGCCCGATAAATTCCCGGATACCCGCTTGCATCCTTGTGATTTGCCAAGCAAGGTATTCGATCTCGATCTTTCGTAAAGAAGGTATGCTTTGATAGGTGTTTTCGGTTGGCATGATTATTCGCCCTTAAATAGATTCTTTTCGTTCGCATATCGCATGAACTCCGCCATGGAGTGTATCGAGAGTTTCCGGAAAACGTTCTTCCGGTGGTTCTTTACGGTGTGGGACGAGATGAAAAGCGTTTCCGCGATCTCTTCGTCTTTCTTGCCATAGTAGCAAAGCTCCATCACCCGAAGCTGGCTGTCTGATAATGTACTGTTGAACTTCGGTTCACAGATTTTCTTAAACCCGTCACACTCTCCTCGTAGAGGGCAGCCGACAAACTCGAATTTGAAATTCCAGTTCTCATCCACGTCTATCATGTTATCGTACAGCCCGAAGTTGCATTTGATAAACCTGCGTACAGCCAAGAAATCCCGGTAGCATTTATTCCCGTCGTAGCGGGCGTAATACTTGCGGAGTGCCGCATAAGCCTCCGGATAGAACTCTTCCAAAATCTCAAGGAAACTTTGAATGAAATCCGTATCGGACTCTTTCAGTTGGCGTTCCGGCTGTCCCTGCTCTTTGATAGTTACTTCGCCGGAGGGGGTGGTATAGAATTCTATTGCGCGCATATCTTATCCTCCTTTGGGAATAACTCACTGGCAGGAATGCCAAGTTCTCTTTCTATCACTTCTTGGGCTAATGCGTCCGGTTGGTAGACTCCCGCTACCCAACATCTGACGGCCGATTCAGATCGTTTGGTAATGGTAGCTATCTTTTGGATGAAAGCCTTCTTGGGCGGCGTGTTGTCCATGGAGAAGTAGATCTCTCTGAACGAACGAGCGCCAGTCTCATGACCTTGTAGGTTTAATTTTTCCATTTTTGCCTCCTTACATTATTATATATGTTCTAATTTCTTTACCTTTGACAGTGTATTAATGATTACAGGTGCAAATATAAAACATGTTTGATTTATTTCAAATAAAAAATCAAACATTTTTGTATTCAGATCAAACTTTTTTTATCATGTTAGAGTTGCCTCCTATAAATCAAAGGATTAAAGATCTTGTAAATGAAGAAGCAAATGGCAATAAAACTGCTTTTGCTAAGATGCTGGGTTATTCTAGTTCTCAGAAAATCAATAGATTGTTTATTATTGATGAACGGAATAATAAATATCCTACCCCTTCTTCTACTATATTGTCTGATATATCAAACAGGTTTGATATTGATCCGAGCTGGTTGATGACAGGAGAAGGGAATAAAAAGAAAGTTGTAGAAGCTATACCTATAGATGTAAACTGTATTTTAAATGTGCCTCTTGTGAATCAATATGCTTATGCCGGTTATCTGTGTGGCTATGCGGATGCCGAATATATAGAAACTTTACCTACAATTCCTTTTATTGTTGATCATGAAGCTCATGGCCATTATATAGCTTTTGAAGTTAGAGGGGATAGTATGAACGATGGAACGGAAGAAAGTTATTTAGAAGGTGATCGTCTATTGTGTCGTGAGATTAAGCGTGAACTGTGGATTGATTCAAAATTGCATATTCGAAAATGGGATTTTGTCATTGTTCATAAAGAAGGCGTGCTTATAAAAAGGATAGTGGAACATAATGTAGAGAATGGAACTATAACTGTGCATTCTTTAAACCCGATATATCCAGATAAGGTAATTTCTTTAGCCGAAGTATACCAAATATTTAATGTTATTGAGTTCTTGAGGCCGAAAAGAAGGTAAGTTTAGTATAAGAATCAGTTTAAAACTAAGTATTGATATGGAAGAGTATATGTATATAGCAGCGATTGTCGGATGTGTTTTTGGCATTTTACAGATAATCCTTTTTATCAAGCTGTGGATAATGACAAACGATATTCGTAAGATTAAAAACAAATATCTTGGAGAAGATAATGGAAGTGCTAAATCTGAGGTTATGGATCAAGTAAAGGTAACAGACGATACTTCAATACGTTATGTAAGTATATTGTTTACAATAGCTTCATTACTGGGAGTTTATTATGTACCTATGTTGATTGGTATAGCGATAGTCGTGATTAATGTTATTCTATTGGTCTATGCCTTTACAAGGAAATAATTGAACTATAAATTGTAGACTATGAATGATCTTAAGAATATCGATGATGTCATATTTTGGCGAACAAAGAGTAATATTATACTTACTCAATATGCTATGAAAGATAGAAAAGTGGGACGTTTCGTAAGAGCTCGTTATTATAATAATATTAAATCTTTCACAAGTGATCCGACTGATAGGGATATTATAGAAGAACATCTAATTAGGGAAAAATGGTTGAAAAGATCTGATGATAATAAGCGATCTATATCGATTACAGAAGAAGGTCTCTGTATGCTTAGGACCGGATTTATTGAAACTGAGGTTAGAGCTATGTTAAATAACTATATTATGGTTACGTTTTCTATTGCGGCTTTTGTGATTTCTGTTAGCTTTTATTAGTAAAAATTGAATCATAGATATGAGGAATTGTTGGGTTTCAATATTAGCATTGGTGATATCTGTTATAGCGCTAATGTTGTCATATCGAGTTGCCCCTATTGATTTTAAGGATTATTGGGGGGTGGTATTAGGTACGCTTTCTTTATTGGTTACATTGCTTATTGGATGGCAAATATATGGGAGTTTAGAAATGGAAAAACAAATGAAAGATATACGAAAGCTTAATCTTTTATTAGTGAATAAGATGAATGAAATTGATTCTCAATCACTGAATTTGCGTGCCGCAGTGAATTTTGCTCAAGCAGCATCAATAATGAGTCAACAACCTATTACTGCTTATAAAAGTCTTTTGGTTTCTCTTTATTATGGGTTGAAAGCTGGAGATTCTGATAGAGTATGTTCTGCTTTAGGAACGATGGAGAATATTTGTAAAGCTTTAGATACAATCGATAAAGAGCGGATTCCCAAAGATATTAACGATTCATTAGATGTTTTTAATGAAAAAGGGGAAAATGTTGTATGTGAAGTGAAAAAGCACAGTGAATATTTGCTAATAAAAGATAGATATGAAAAAGTAGAGGCAGAGATGAAAAATGTTGTTGAAAGATTGAAAACGTGTACAAAATAAATTAGCTCTACATAACGATTCCTATTATAGGGAAGGTGAAATTGTTATTGACAAGTACTTTGAGTGGGGATTTCTAATAGAAAGAAGAGAACCAATAGATGAAAAGCCTTGGATAGTCTGTTATGAAATTACTCCAAAAGGATTAAAAGCTCTAAAATGGAGAAAAATAGAGTGTTTTTAACCCAGAGTGGTTATCGGAGAATAGGAAGTGGCTGATACCACTGTTATTGCAACATTAGCTTTGCTTGTATCTATTATGGCTTTGATTAGAACATTTTGATTTGTTTTTTCTCTATAAGGACATATATCCCATAAATGGATGAGATAGGCACATAGTACTATAATATTTGCAATTAGAATAATTTGCAGAAAACTCAT